ACGGCCATCATATCCTCTTCTTTCATACCTGCGGTGACAAAGACGCCAGGAGAGGTCTCTGTTATCCCGCCCATGCCATTTATTGCTGTTCCGTGTATTGCCATCTTGTTACTAGTTTAATATTAAATACTGAAGTCGTCTAGATAGTACCAGAAATTGTGAGTGAACTGAATTGTCCCATTCGCCCAATTACCGCTATCTTTATAATACCTTAAATAAGGTGTATATTCCCCACGTGCTGAAGCGTCCTGTTGTATACCGCCTTCTAGCACTAGCACCCGCTCTCTACGGCTGTTAACGAACCCGTTACCACCAATAACGGGTAAACCTACCTCAATGTATTCTGGAGTGCCTGAAAGAATTTCAGCATCAATGTCGAGGTTTACAAATACCAACGATCCTAAAATCACAAGTGTAGCTCTGCTAAGCATTCCAGGATCGATAGCACCAGACGGCGTTGTAATTGACAGCAGTATACCGCCTCCTCCAGACGTCCCCACTGCTACGTTAGGGATAAAGCTCTGTGGCTGCAGCTTATCAGAGATCCTAATTGTAGTCAGAGCGGAAGCATCTACAACACTCCCGACCACACTCAACCTGTAATTGATTCTATCAATAAAGTAGATGTAGCCATAGCGCTGCGATGTGGGGTCGAAGGGATCATCAATAGCATGGGTCCAGCGTACACGATCCCCGACAGTCCATCTCTTGATTTCATTCTCATTAGTCTGGAATTCTGTATTCGTATTCCGGCTATAATCACTTGGGTTAGCATTAAAATAGTCACCAAGCTGTGGCTGGTCAGCAACGGAAAGATCGTATACCCGCTCTTTCAGGTTCTTTATTTCGGTTACTAGTGTTTGTATCAGTGGGTTATCGCTCATTTCTATGGAATAATTTCTAATCTAGGTACTATGCTTTCGCCTCCGTTTTCATCTACATTCACCGTTAAACCAACAACGCGCCCCTGTCTATTCCTGAAGTTTAAATATCCACCCTCAGTGCCCACTTGGCAGTTGATAAATAACACATCTCCTATGTTAAAAGTACCAAGCTGTGGCAAGGTATCTTGATATTGCTCAAGATCAATTAAAAATCTTTCGACGCTGACTTCATTTAAATATACCTCATTGTAGAGGGAGAGGGTAGAAGATAACTGCGCATCTTTTATTGTTTGTATGGTTTCCCTCCTAGTGTAGGCACGTTGGGACGCGCCAAAGTCTAGCTCTGAAGTGATTTGGTCTTCCCCAGTTCCGGCGCCCAAAGCAATCGAGGAGTTTAGAATCTTGTCCTTAGTCACGAGCCTAATTCTGTGGATATTCCTACCAAGCTCCAAAGGGTTGAGATCGCGTCTTAGTCTTCCAATACGGGTGGCATAGAAGTTGAGCACAACACCAGTGACCCGGTTACTTGCGTCTGTGGTTGGCACGAATAGGAAATCAAAACTTCCAATCAATCCGCTATCCTCAATGATCTCACGAGAAATCGATCTATACTCAAGTACACGTGGCCTCTGAATACCAGCGGGCATAGCCGCAACCGTGATGCCAAGATCGCCGTTTGTACGAAGCTGTACGTCAGTTACCAGGTCCGCACATAATTCAATAAGATCTGTAGTTTCAGGATAGATCAAACTTCGCTCACTGAACCTTTCTTCAAAATGGGATAAAACTGTGTTGCAGTCGATGACATAATTACCGCTAACATCAACATAATCAGTGCTTATGTCAGTGATAGGGCCAAACCAAACAACGCCGCCTCTGCGCTTAATTGCAATATGGTTGCGGTATCGAGTTAGGTTGGTCACAGTTGCTTTCGGATCTTGCACAGCCATCTCGAAGCGCGCGCCGCCAACGCCGTTATAGACTTCCGTATAAGAAAGGTTTTTGTAGGTTGTGATCTGGTCGATGCGAAGAAACTCGCCAGTGGTGACATTTAGCTGATAAACTTCCAGTATATACTTTTGCTCTGGCATAATTATAAACTCAAATACTTCTTTGTAAAACTAACTGTAAGTGATGCGTTGCCATCGAAAGCGCTGCCATTAAAGGTAATTACATTCGATCCGACTCTCAAGGCGAAGTATGTCCCGCTCCAAAATTGATACCAATTTGCGCCATTGTTCACCACAAAGATACCCTCATTGTTCTGATATACTTCAAGGGTCTCACCTACGGCTATTGTATTTGCAATAGCAAATGACTCCCCCGTGGTTTGGTTATAGACCACAGGATTTTCGATCACACCAGTGATTACAAAGTTAGGATAGATCTCTTTATCCCCGTCGTTTACAATGATCAAAGTTTCAGTGACACCACCAAGTGGGGCTGGTAATGGCGTGGCTAGAGGGGCGCCACCAAGAGTCCCCGGGCTGATGGTTCCGCTTTGCTCGCCAGCCTCAAAAAGAGGATCCTCACACATCAATACTATGTTGTAAGCACAGACAGCATAATCGCCAGGCTCTTCGGTGAATTGTGGGATCTCAATTACCTTGGCATGTATTTGCTTAGAAGCGCCATCGGGCCTTGTTATTGTCATGAGATCGGAGTCCACAACGATGTCAAAAGCTCTTTCCATGTCCGTGCGCATATCGTAGTACTCAGTAAGATCGGTCGCCATTAGCGCCCCCCCTATAGTTAGCACCCTCATTCCCCTCTGTAGTTCCCAAATATTACCGCCAGAAGCTCCCGTCCTTACGTCTGAAGACCTTCTAATATCATACCTACTTATCCCATCGAAGAGATCAATAGTGCGGCGATTCTCTTCTACTTCTAGGGTGTAGTTGTTGTAATTGATTATATACATTTAAGTCATTTTCAATAGATAGTTTAGTTTTGAATTGAATACGGTGAAGTCTTCTTGATTGTTAAAGTAGTTGTAGTTAGTCATATTGACAGTTCTTCCACTTCCCCCACTAGCGCTATTGGCCTGCCTGTGTGTGCTGGCATTATGGTCTACTCTGGCTCCTGCTGGCAGGCTCACTACTTCAGGGCCGCGCTCCCCGACTAAGAATTGATCATTTTTAAGCGCATAGCCCCCAGTTTCCCGTTGCTCCGCCCACTTCAACATTTTAGCGTTACCGTCGGTGAAGTACTGGTCAACTTCAGGTACGGTCGCAGTTTTGCGTTGCTGCTCTTTGAAATAGTCGCCAAGTAGCGGGATATTAGCAGTTACTCTGGCCGCCAGATCAATAGCTTTACGAACGGTGCCAAGCACGATGCGGAGACCTTCCATCAATAATACTGCGAGCCCCGTGAGGATCGCCTTGAACATTAAGCCAAGCTCAGCTGCTATATCAGCGATGTCAAGTTTCAAATCCTTCGCGCCTAAGATCTTATCCCAGTCTACTTTCTTGTTATTCATATCGGCCATCATGGTGTTGAACTTATCCCCAACGCTGCCGAAATGTTCGCCGTATTGCTTCTTTTCTTTGTCCAGTTGGCTGGTAAGTTCGTTGAGTCTCTTCTGATGCGCCCTTACTAGCTCCTCTATTTCATCCTCCAGGATACCCCGATTAATACCTTTGATCACCCCAGCATGCTTGAGCAGGAAAGCTTCATCATCTGAAATCTTCTTTTGCAAGGCGCTAGTCCTTTCATCATACTCAGACTTAGCATCGGATGTCTCTTGTTGATATTGGGCGGTTAATGCCTCAAGTCTAGTTTGACTGATGTTCTTCTCCTCCTCGATTGCCCTTGTGAAATTAGCAACGTCCTGATCGTAAGTTTCCGATCCAGCTATTAATGTGTTGGCTAGGGACTTTTCTAAATCGTCAAGCCTCGTGGCATTTTGGCGTTTCATTCCCTCGCTTTTCTCTTTGTACTTCTTTGCCATCTCCTCTTGCTTACGGGCGAAATCACGTTGCTCCTGGGCTAAAGTTTTTCTGTTATCCTCAAGATTTTGCTTTCTACGGTCAGCAATGTCAGCAAGTTGTTTGTTGAATTGTCTATTCTCTTCGGCGATTTGAGACTGTATATCCTTGAGTCTCGCAGACGTATCCTGGGCTTGCCCGTCAATCTTCTTCAAAGAGCCCACGCCATTATTACCCAAGTCCTTCATTGCTTTGTCAAGATCACCTGTGGAGTCGGTCATGTCCTCTGTAAAATCGATTTGTTTAGCAAGGCTTCTAGATACCGCTAAGGAAACTGCTACTAGCGCGATGGCAAGCAAACCTGCACGGGCTTGGGCTATTGTTAATCCTTTCCCTAATGCATTTATAGCTCCGATTGCTAGCGTAACCGCCTTGACAGTAATAATGGTACCTACTGTAAGCACGCCTAATGCGCCTGCGAATGTAATCGCTGTCGCCGCCGCCTTTTGATTGTCTTGTACCCATTCGCGGATTGATTTAATACCGCTTAAAACACCCCCTGTTATAGCCCTGAATACTGGCTGGATTGTAGCGCCAAGCATTTGGCTCGTGGAAGCCATAGCGGATTGAATGGATAATAAGTTTTTGCCGGCAGTGTTGTAGGTAGCATCGTAGACTCCAGCTACTTTAGCTCCTTGGTTCATTACCTCATTTAAAAATATTTGTCTTTGCGCGGTTGTCAAGGCCTCACCGCTCAGTCCCTCTAATGCGCCCTTGTTAGCAGTCCAAAGTTGCCCAAGATTGATCTGGATACCCATATTCTCAAGTAGACTAGGATTCATCTGATTGATTGAGGAGGTCACTTGAGCGATTGCATCGGAAGAGTTTACACCGGCAAAGGCTCCGAAGTCCTTAACCGTTTTGATGAAGGCGGTAAATCCCTCCTCGGTTTCTTTCGTAACTGGGTTCACACGTTTCATCGCTGCGATCATCGGCAATAGCCCTCCTGAAGTCAACGTGCTGATCGCATTATATGCATTGATGCCAAAGGTGTTAGTCTTCTCAAGCTCCTTCACCATCCCATCAACTGCCTTGGCACTAATACCCATGTTCTCACCCATTACTTTCGTGCCAACCTCGACTCGCTCTAGATTAGCACCAGCTCTACCAATATCAAGAAGGCCTTTAGCGATAGCCCCAATCCCTAAGGTAACGCCAAGCATACCCGCAACGGATTCTACGCTAAAAGAGGAGAAGCTTTGTGATGCTGCGTTTACCTCACTATTGATCTCTTTAAGCCCTTGGGTAACGCCAGTACTATCAAGTGTTACTTCACCTTCTAGTTTACCTATTGTTTCCGCCATTATTTTGGGTTCTCAAATAATTAAAAAATAGATTGTGGGGCATCCCACGTTTTCCCTGGTTTCCCTCTACTACATTTGTACCACTTTGAGAACTTTGCAGCAATTTGGAGAATTCCATGTAGAGCTGTATCAATACAGCTGTGGGGAGAGACCGGATATAACTAATTTTCCAGCCAGTGCAGAATATAATTCTAGAAAGCACCTCTGGGGAATCAAGGGTTACTGTTTTTTTTTAGGAAGCGGTTTCCCGTTTCCATCAAGCTCAGTCTCCTCTTGGTCATCACCGGTCATTAGTCCCGCTTTTTGGATCGCCTGATCAAGCTCCTTAAAATCAGCTAGCTTTGTGATGTTCATTGAGGATATGAACTTCACTCTCTCTTCGTACGTTTCATCGTAGTCATTCATTAAGTGGGCAAACATCTTGATGGTCCTACTGATCATATTTGTAGCATCGTCAAAATCCGTCGTATTGAAGAAGTCAAGGTCGGCAAGAGTAGCTTGTCTTAAGACAAATTTTTCCCCTCGTACAGTGACCTCGACTGATTGCACTTCAGTTAATTTAGTATTGGTTGGTAGCTTGTTAGCCATAGCTGCGTCTAGTAATGGTTAATTAAACTAAGGGGTAACGTCGTTATCAGCAAAGATGCTAATTTTGATACACATGATCTCGATTGGAACCTGGGCAAAGTCCTCGGTCGCTAAATTAACGCCGTTAGTCGAAATAATTGGGTCATCTAGTTGAAGCTGTACTGGCTTGGTTGGATCATCATCTTCGTAGACAGTCAATAGCATCTGTGTGGCGTTCTGCTGGCCGTCCTTCATGTTGAACTGAACGCCGTCAGATACTGGGGAACTTGAACTGAAGAAGGTCTGCAACAAAGTTCTCTTGATACCAAAGACAGTTGCTGAAACGCTAGCCTCATGGGTTGCACGCCTCTGTGCTCTTTTGAAAATAGAATTAAGCGTTCTGTAAGATTTTACATCGAAAGACATGTTAACTGTTACATTGCTTACGTCTGCTAGTCTCTCGGTTCCGATAGATAAATAACCGGAGTTAAAAAAGATCTCTTGTTGCCCTGGTGTTCCTGTTGGTATGAAAGCCATTTTATGCAAATGTCTAAATTAATTTAATGCGTCTAACTATTTATACTCCAAATTCGATACCGTGTCACTATTACTTGCATACTTCGGTCAGTTTCTGGTTCGTTGGTTTTCACTTCCCTGACCATCCACTGGATTTTTGGGCTATTAGTCTTCTTATAGTAGTTTAGCAAAAAATCCATGCGAGTGAAAATATTCTCTGCTGCCATGATATCTACGGCATAGATTCTTAACTGTAAAGTTGTGTCGTCAACATTAATAGGGACGGTCCGGCGTGAGGAGCCTACAACATCGTGGACAATAACAGGAGTCTCTTCAGGGCTTCCGGGAGCTTGTGGCTTAATCCTGCGATCGCCAGCAGTACCACCTAATAGTGTTTGCAGTTGACTATCGCTACTAAATATGCTGACTATCTGTTGGACAATGTAGATCATAGCTTGAGTGTGTTTTTAATTATATTCTTTACACCCATCTTAGACGATGTAAAGGCTTTTGAGAAAAAGAAGAGGCCTTTCTGGTCGTATTCGCGTCCCAAGCTGTCAGAACCACTAAACCCAAATTCAAGCCTTCTGATATAAGGGACGTTTGAACCCAGCACCCCGATGATCAAGTGGCTGAGAAAATTTCTTTTTGTCTCCACGCTAAAAATCGCATCTCCTTCCACTACCGCGCTCCCCTGAATGGAACCCTTGGCGCGGCCAGTTCTGACGGGGATATTTGGTACAGCCAGAGATCTAATATACTCAATACCACGCTTAACTGCCAGCTCACCTAGTGTATTGATCTTGACTTCTACTCTTTTTGTCTCTCTAGGGAAAGTGTTTTTCTTAACTTTGTAACCCATTACGGTTTTGTTAAAATAATCTCATAGTGGTGTAAAGCCTTGACATAAGCTTGCACAGCAGGGTTAATGCCATCGATCGTGCCGAGTAGCACCCCGTCCTGATAGACAATGTCATCATGTAGTAAGGCCGCATTTGAAGCCACGTAAATATGAGTGACATTATCTACACGATCACCACTTTTGCGGTGTTGAAGCTGGTCCCTATAGATTTCGACCCTAGCAGGCAAAGCGGCGTACACTGTCGAGTTTGAGGTCACATTACCACCCAAGGCGTTCTCACCCGCCTTTAAAGGCCTCACAATCGTAAGCCTATGAATCATTAATCTTATCGGGAAGCCGCTCATATTACTTTATTGAAAATGTATGGCTTAAGTAGACTAAGAATCGCTGTGAACTTAGGATCTTCCATTGGTGTCGCGTTTGTCTGAGAGTAGGTTTGGGTTCTAAATGCTTTTACCGTTGCGTCCACGTCATCAACTCCAAACATATAATCAACCATCAAAGCGGTTGCCTTGCGCACGGCTCTTGGCACGTTATTAATAATATTACTAGGATCGGTGTAATCAATTTCGTAGCCGCCAGTATACCTAATCCAGAGATTTGAAGATGTCTCAATGTTATAAGCCGGGATTGTTGTGTAAGATGCATAAAAGGTCCCTGGCAAGATTTTCAGCACGGCTTCTCGGGTAAGAAGTTGGAAATACGTTTGCAGGATCGGTGTAAAAACGTTGACGGTCTGTATCCAAACGTTTTCGATCGAGATGACTGGGGCGTTATCTAGTGAGACATTCACGTAGTCAAGCACACGTAGGTACTTGTCCAAAACGATCTGATCAATGATTTGAGCATTAAACTTCTTCTTGCATATCGCGTTGATAGCAGCGCAAGCATCAATAATGTAGTCATTGATAAAAGGCGCTTTGTCGGGATCGGCAAGCAGCTTCTTAAATGTGTAGTATTCATTAGACCTGATCCAGCACTCTGCTAGTGTTGTAGGGTCAACGGGATCGTACTTTTGCCCATCCGGTGTATATGCCATGTTTTTTTTTAGAATTAAGTAATACTAAAGGCGGTTTTTATCCGCTTCCACCATCATCTTAACTAATTTATTAAAGTTTGTCGCCGGCTGCCATCCGATTTTAGTTGATGCCTTGATTGCGTTGCCCCTTAAAACATTCACTTCAGCAGGGCGATAGAACTCTTTACTTATCTCTAGCACCTGCTCAAAGCCGATTATGCCCTTCTCCTTAAGGCCCTCGCCAATAAACTCAATATCGAACCCAGCGGCTTTAAATGCGCTTATAACAAAATCCTTGACTGAATGGCTTTCACCGGTGGCTAAAACATAATCGTCGGGTTTATCTGCTTCTAGCATTAACACCATACCTTCTACGTAGTCTTTGGCATAGCCCCAATCTCTGGACGAATACAAGTTGCCAAGCTGCAGCGGAATGACTATGTCCCTTGTTTCCTTGCACTTTGAGTAGTAGGCCACATATTCTGTTATTTTTTTTGTGACAAATTCCGATCCTCTGAGTGGGGATTCATGGTTGAACAGTATCCCACAACAGGCAAAGAGGTTATAAGATTCTCTGTAATTTACGGTGAGCCAATGGGCTGCTAGCTTAGCAACACCATAAGGAGAGCGTGGGCGGAATGGTGTATGTTCATCTTGCGGGTCCTGAAAGCCTCCAAACATTTCGGATGATGAAGCCTGGTAAAACCTTGTAGCTGGCGAGTAGTGCCTTATTGCCTCTAGTATGTATAGTACAGCCATGGCATCTGTATTCATGGTGTATTCAGGTTGGTTATAACTAGCGCCCACAAAAGACATCGCCCCCAAATTGTAAAAATAATCGGGTTGCTCTTTGCGGATAAGCGCGGTCATTTGCTCGCGGTCGGTAAGCTCGCAATCTACAATCCGGACTTCTTTCTCAACGCCAAGCTCCTTTAACCTCCAAGAAGAACCGCTAGCAGACCTGCGTGCCGTGCCGATCACCTCGTACCCTTCCAAAACTAAGTGTTTTGCTAAGTATGCCCCGTCTTGGCCGGTGATGCCAGTGATAATTACCTTAGGCATTCATGAACATGTCTAATTGTAACTTAAGAAAGCGTGGGTCTATCTCTGCGTCCGTGACAACCTCATCGAGATGCTCTTTGTACCACTCGACTGTCTTCTTTAAATCACCCTCGATATCAAAAGTTCGCACCATCTTGGTAACGTTGTGGTATTCAGACAAATCTGCTTTGACAATAGAATTAGGCTCCTCTCCTTCTCTCATCTCTAGATATTTTCTTTTAACGGGCTTGCCGGCAAAACCTTCAACAAGTTCAACGAAACGGTTAATGGTCATATCTTTTTCTGTACCAATCTCGACAATTTTGCCGCGTCCATCATCGCCAGCTTCCAATACATCGATCGCCATATTTACAGCGGTCTCAACATGGATATGGTCAGCTGTTTGGTTGCCATCGCCATAGATTGGGACGGGCCACCCTTTTAAAGCGTGTACTATGGACGTAGGCGCAAGCTTTCTTGGCCAACCGTAATGCTGGCCAGCGCCGAAAATATTGAACCACTTAATCATTCTTACGTCGACATTCTGATACTTGCCATAAGCAATAGTCATATCTTCAGCAGCCTGCTTGGTGATAGTATAAACGTTGTGCTTCCACAGATTGGGTTTGCCGATTTCAACAACCTTAGCTCCAGTTCTTTTAGCAACCTCAAGCACGTTGATACAGCCTCGTACGTTAATTTCAAAAGCATTCCATGGCTCTAAGAATAGCTCAGTAGTGCCTAATATACCGGCTAGGTTGAAGATTACGTCGGGCTTAACGCTTTGAGCTGATTTATAAAGTGACTCGAAAACCCTGACATCCTGCGTTTTATCTACTGAATAGTCAAAGCCATAAACCTCGAACCCGCGTGCTTCCAAAGCCTTCATTAAATGCCTTCCTACGAATCCGTTGGAACCTGTTACTAATACTTTCTGCATTTCGACCTCCTTAAAATATTATTTATTCTGACTGTTTCGGGGCTTTCTTTCTTGGTCTTACAGTGATCTCGGTTAAATTCTCGAGCTCCTCCTCGCTAAACCCCGTAAAACGGAAGTTACGATTGACCTCAAGCCTTTGATAATACGAATTAGCTTCATCCTTGGTAACGAAAACCACTAGTGGCTCTAGAGCTCCTAGCAACTCAACAAGCGCCGCAGGTACTGAATGGTCGTCGGGTCCAACAACATAAACAGTGATTTCTAGACGTGCCGCCGCTTCAGCAAGGGCTTGGACTCTGACATGATCGTCATTCTTAACAAAAAAAGTCGTGGTGCTATCAGCCTTCTTCAGATAGTGTCTAATTACTTTATAATCTGTAAACTTTCCCTTAAATGCTTGATCGTAAAACTCTAAAAATTGGGCGCTCATGAGGTCTTTGGTAACAAATAAAATAGATCTGAGTTGTTCTAAATTTAGCTGCCTGTCAAGGAGCCGGGAAACATGGGCTTGGGCCTCTAGTGACATCTGCTTATATTCAGCATACTTCATTTTTTCAATTCTGTCTAAAGCCTCTTGAACGCTTGATACACCAATAGAATTAGTGTCTGTGAAGTACACAAGGCCAGGGTGCTTGTTTGCAAGGTAAGATTTCCACCAAATTACGGGCACTCCAAGTAACATACTTTCAACTATCGTGTTTGCGTATCCTTCGGATGTTTTGAAGTTGAAAGTAAACCTCGAACCGTGCATCTTATTGAGAACTTCGATTCTAGTGAGTGAAGGGTTTGGCGCACCTTCCCCGTGGATATCACACTGGTAGCCCGCGTTAGATAATTCCTTTGATAGCTCCAGACTTCGGACTCTGCTTATAGCATATGCTGGATGGGTGAAAGTAACCATAAACTTCGAAATGAGTTTGCTCCTCCATCTTGCACGAAGTAATTTATCTGTAAGTTCCGGAGCCTTGAACATGGGGTCCCTGTAATACATCACCTTGGGGATTGGATTGGGATACTCGTCAAAGGTAGGTTGGTCGGAAGCAATCAACGCGTCTCCAGCACCGGGCCCGTAGAAGCTGCGGGAGTTCCCCGCATGCAAGAGTATGATATCTTTATGTTCTCTACCTATGCGTGATAAATCCTTATGATTAGCACCGCAGCCTACTAGTACATAACCGCGCGGGAGGGCCGCATACTCTGCTGGGCTTATTAGCTCTCCCCCCATACCTTCGTTACTTTCGCCGTAGGAAATCCCCCAATCTTGCATAGAATTAGGCAGAACCACCCTAAGCCCTATAGCTTGGAAATCATGAACCATAGCCCGCGTTGCCGTCGGGTGGTAATTATGAATCAGAATCGTTTGCATATATTTTCTTCAAGTTATCTATTTGATCGGTTACATCCGGCTCCGTTGAATCAATAATCCAAGTGACTTTAACCGACTTCACAATTTCCTGCCTTGCCTGCTTAATCATCTTTTCTTTTGTGAGGGGCGTTTGGTTAAGTATGATAAGTAACTTCCCTTCCCAATACGTGTTAAAAAGCTCCTGCAAATACACCTCCTGAGAGTTGTCATCTGTGATAATCAGCATTGCTTCGTGTTGAGTATCTGCCATCCTCCCGACTAACTCAGTGACGTTTTTACAGTCTTTGGTAAGCAGGATTATCCCAAGTTTGTATCTGCGGGCCGCGAAATTGTGCCTTCTCATTAAAACTTTTTGTCTAAATAATCAACAAGCTTTTTAGCAGTGATCTGCGCGTCGTATTTGTCTCTCATGACTTTAGCAGCCTTTTTACCCTTGGCTTTAGCTTTGTCAGGCTTTTCATAAATCTCTCTCATAATTGATCGTAAATGGTCCTCACTTGCCTCACCCCACATCTGCCCTTCTCTCCAAAGTTCAGGAGGATAGGAACCGAAAGAGTTTTCTTTAATCGGTTGTAAAGTGTAGTCGATAGGGTATGCGTAGCTTGGTTTCATAAATTCAGATGGAGCTGACCAGTTTGTGCAAACGGTAGGTAGCCCCACACACATCGCTTCCATTGCAGGTAGGCCCATCCCTTCGCCCCTTGTAGGGAATACAAAGCAATCAATCCTTGCAAAGAAGTCAGTAAGCAATTGCTCAGGGGAGAAACTATCTCTTACCAAAATAATACGGTCGTCTTTTTTCCATTCTTCGGTGCTCATAAACCACATCATCGAGATGCCGCCAATAGCAAGGGTTTTAATATATAACTCAACGTTTGGGTATTTGTCCCGTGGGAATTCTTTTTGAAAAGCCTTAACAAGGATATCTGTACCCTTGCGGTATGTCAGCGTGCCCATAGTGCCAAAGCGGAAAATCTCTTTGTTTTCATCCTCGCTACGGTCACGTTCAAGTACTGGAAACATCTCAGGATTTAATCCGAGCGGAACGACCTCAACATCTTTTACTACTCCGCTATCCAAAAACGCCTGCCTTTGGTGCTCAGAGGGAACGACTAAACGCTCACAATAATTGTTAATTCTATCAGCCCAACTCTGAGGTACTAGGTTAGATTCAAGCATTGAGTAGGATACTAATCTTTCAGCGATGCGGTCGTTGATACAATGTACGGGGAAGAATTTCACATAAAAACCATCCATCGCTTCTTTCATTTCGCCAGTTTCCTTATCGACCCCTTTGTCTAAAATGGCTTGTAACTCAGGGTTGATATGTCCTAATTGGGTGCCCTTCCATTTAGAGTGCACGAAGTAGAGATCAGCATATTTATTAACACCCTCAGCCATCATCATCGATGCTTTCCCATAGCCGTTGTTGTAGCCAATGGGGCCGTCCCAAATGATCTTGCGTCCATCCCTCCAGCTCGCTGGATTAAAAGACAATGTGGCGGATGTGGAACCGCCGGGCAATTCTTGCTTAAAGATCTCATATTCACCGCCAAGCTGCGTTAACTCAAGCGCATCTTTATCGGGCATCTCACAAAAGCCTTTGTTAAACTTATAGTAATGGGGCTTCTTGCCGGAATTAATGGTAACGGTGATCCCAGGGTATCGTTTTGAGCGTACTAACATCTGCGTCTAGACTGAAGTTAATACACGACTTTAGCACAAAAACAGGGCCACGGCTAGACGCAACCGTGGCTTGTTTAAGGATAACAAAAAGAGGAGCATAAAGCTCCCCTTTTTGTAGTGTTGACCGCTAGACTACGCGCTGATGATTGCATCGCTCACGTTAGTAATCTTTGCGCACCATGGTTCTGCAGTAAGCTTCAAACCAGTGTACTCATTCACGAAGAAGTCACGTTTGTCTGCAGTTCTTCCAAGCTCTTCCATTCCAAGTGGCTGTAAATCTTTCATTGAGATGAAAGGCATTGCAAGGATGAATACTGTAGATACAGGCGCGCCATTAGGGAATGAACTCTGACCGTTTGGCAAGGTGTACTGGTTGCCAGGGTTGATAAAGAAGTCAGGCGATAAGCTCAAAACTCCAGCAACTGTGGAAATGTCGCGGACCTTATTCCCGAGTCTAAGGGAATCCCTGTCAGACTGGTTGATGATTACTTGAGCGTACTGGTTAAAGAAGTTATCAATGTTTATTCCGACACGAATCGAAGTAAAGATATGAGTAGCCATTCCACCATACTGCGCGATCATCTCACAAGCACGATCAATAAGGGTTTTAGAAATAACTCCACCTTGGGCATCAATAACGTTGGTAGTGATTAATTCATCAAGACCAGGGTACTGAGGCAAACTAGCTGCGTTCAAAGTCGTAGTACTACCCCAGAAGTTCAACCACTCTTCTGATTGGATGACGTTCTTAGTTGTCTTTTCGACTTCAGTTGCATAAAGGTCAATAAGGCTTCTCATCTGAGCCTGTGCTAAACCAGTTACACCACTCTGCAAACCGATTGGAGCATATGCATGGTAATGTGAGCCAAACTTTGGTGCTCTAGCAGTTGGAAGCCCCCCGTCACCATATACAGCATTCCTTGGGTTCTGTGGTGTGCTATTTAGCGCCTCATAGACGTTGTAAGTAAAGCCCTCGCCCTCGCCAGCTTCTCTTTTAACGATATCGCGGAAGGGCGTATTTCTCTGTGTTATATCGGTTACGATCGGGTCAAGATCCTGTCTAACGACAAGGTTGTTGGCTCCAGCAGAAATGCCTAACTGTGAAGAACTCACAGTTTTAGCAATAAGATTTTGCTGTTTCTCTATAATTTGTTTTAAGTTGTACATTTCAAATATTTTAGTTAATTAATTTACGAATTTTCGCCTAAGAATCCAGCAACGACGTTGCGTAGGGTTGGCGCTTCTTGTTTTCTATCTTCAAAACTTTTAGCAAGAACCTTTGATTTCTTCTCGAATGGCAATCCTGCCATGATAGAAACATCCTCGCTAATCGATTTCAGAATGTTCTCTTGAGTCTTGATAGACTTCTTGAGTTCCTCACCGTCACCCATTTTACCTTCCAGAGTGTCGAGTCTGTCCATGACTATTTCGAATGCTTTAACAACATCGCTCATTGTCATCTCCTTCTCGGTCTCATCCTCTGATTTCTCAACAGTAACTTCCTCTTCAGTTTTCTCTTCAGTTTCCTCTTTCTTGAGTACTTCCTCCTCTGTTTTCATAGTCTTGCCATAGGATTTTTCCAAAGACTCTACAGTATTTTCTTGCTCTTTAGTTTCCGCTCCAGCTGTATCGGCGGCGACCTCTACGGTCTCCTTCTCAACAGTTGCCTGGTCGGTTTGGCTATTGGCTTCAGAATTAACTACGTTCTCTTTTTGATCTTCTTTAGACATCGAAGTGGTATCACTTAAATTAGTTTGACGAGATTCCTGACCATGCGGAGTGGGGGAGTCATTAGTTTTATAATTACTTAAATGCTGCGAGTTGTCAACACTAGATTTGATGATAGTGTCGATTTCGGCAGGTCCATTAGCATAAGTAACACTGTCTACGGGGATATCTTGCGCCTCTAGGGGTTGCTCAAGATACTTAGTGGCTTCCCCTTTTACCATGTAGGCAAGAGTGATATGAGGGTTATAATCAGGATACTCATTTCCGTTCGGTAGGCCACTCAGCTCATTAAAAGCAGATTGCATGGTATCGGTCTTTTTGACCTTGGCAACCAATACATCATAGTCCTCGTTTTTATCAAAGACTGCTAACTCCCCGGTTAATTCTAGTTTCTGCAACTGCGGTACAAAGGCTTTCATTATCTTCGAAACTTCATTTTCTGGAACTTCTTTGAGGCCATAGAACAGTGTGCAATGCTGATCAGCCTTCATAATCTTACCGCCGGCATCCTGCGCAGTGTAGACATCATTATCATCAATCACATCTACAATAGACTGGATTGTATCGGAGCTAGTTGTGAGTATCACGCATCCATATTCAAAGTCTTTCGTTTGAGTCTTGCTCGCAGCTTTTTGTAGAAATTCAACGAAGGAGAGTGTGTAACTTGGTTTTGTTGTCACCGCGACATTAGTGGGGATTACATCAAAAAACTCTGTAATGAACTTTTGTATACCAGGGTCCCACACAGTTCTGTATTTTGCGTCTTTGCCCTCGATCGAGAATGCATACTGCTTGCCCTCCTGGATTTTTTTAACTAAGAAAGGAACAGTCGGGTTATCCTTGTCTAGCCTCGCCTTAATGAACCAAGATCCGTTTTCATCATCCAATACCTCACCATAGAGCACTTCACCAAGGTCAGCAATAACAGCCCCATCGGTTGGATGTGCGTCGGTTAGTTTAAGCGGTAGAGATTCCATGAACCTTTGTATGACAGGTTCGGTGACTCGGTGCTCATCCTTGTCAATTGCAGTACCAGTAGCGATGCCCTGAATATACCACTCCCCGTTGTCTTCGTAAGCTTTCTTGATATCAACGAAATATTTTGCAGTTTTTTCCATACTACAAATATAACCTTAAATGGGAACTTCTTCAAACATTGTTTTGTTAATTATGACTAGATCCTGGATTGGATCTTTTCGATAAACCACCGCGTCCCACCCATTTTCCTTTAGCCAGTCAGCGATATACTGACCACGCCTGTTACTCCAAGCCTGCAAGTTAGTGTTGGGGCCAGCCGCGATTAAGGCGTCAGCGAGGATCTGAGAGGGGATATCTTGACTGTCGATTATTTTGGCATTAACTTTAGGCCTAAAACCTGTAATCAATGAGCCATATCTTTTGGCGTCACTTAGTGACGTGGTTGTATATAAACCTCTAGCGCCTGCGGATATTCCAATGTTGTTGCCAGCCCCTCTATAAAAGATTTGCTCTGGTATGGGATTAATTGGTTTACCCAAGAATCCTGTTGTAGGAGTGACGGTGGAGACTCTCTGAGCTGCTTGTGCAATCTCCCCAGTTAGAGGTTTATTTAGAAAGCCCGTCGCGGTGGTTGTGGTTGTAGCAGCAGCCTTTTGCCCGGCGAACTCAAGAAGCCCCTTAGCATTTTTGATGGAAGATCTTATAATACCTTGTACTTCTTTGTCAGCGATCGTCGGTAGAATTTCCTGGTACTTTGATACAAATTTCTGTAGCTCCGTTAACTGATCTTGGCCAGTAAGATGCGAAGTTATAAACTCTAACTCCTTGTTTGCTTGGTATTGAGAGCCCATGACTTTTTGCCCCACGATTTCTGTTTTGCCAGGGACCTGGGCACGCTTGGCGGCCAGTAAGTCAGCAAGTGATTGCTTAGGAGGCGCAACCTCACTAAGTAACTGCCTGACCTGAATGGATTGATCGCGCGGTATAAAGTTCTCAAAGATCTGGATTAGCGGGGAGTCATTGGGCCTCAACCACTCTTCAGGGATAACGGATACAATCACGCACCTGCAAAACGGATGGATAGGGACAATATTACCTTCTTCGATACTGAATTTCTTACTGCCCAAAGTCTCACCCTCTGTTGCTCCAGCAATGCGCCTACATTCAGGGCAAGCATCAGCCGCTAAAGATATTTGATACTGTTGAACACCGATGTCACTCATGTACTGGCGGGCGCCTTCATTAAGCGCCCAATTAGTTTCAGTCCTGGCAATCTTGCGCGCGCGCGTGCGGTCCATCTCTAACCCTTTTTGGAGCCGGGCGGCGATTTGATCAAAGGACTCACCCTTACGGATACCGTCCTCGATGATTTGGTTTACTTTCTTGAGTGTGTTTTCTTCAAGGACTTTAGCAAGGTATGCTTTTCTTCCCCGTAAAAGGTCGATGTATTTTACTCCGTTGCCGATATCGAAGTTGATCCCATAAAGCTGGCTAACCTTACTAGGGTCAGTCCCTTCGCTTTGGAGTTTGTCTTTGACATAGTCGTACTGGTAGTTTACAGAAATATCCAGCATTGGGGTAAGCAGGTTTTCATCAAAATCAAAATCCTGCTGGCCAAAATCTTGGGGTGTTGAATAAGCTTTGGCTAACCTTCCGCTTTGCATATCAAAGGCAGCGCGGGCAATACGGAGCACCTTATCGTTAACGACATCTAGTTTCTTTTGCGAGTAACGCTCGAATAAAATCTCAACCTTGTCAGCTTGCCTCTTGATGGGTTCAGGATATTCTTCTGCCTCGTGCGATCTATGAAGTTGTGCTAGTAGTTGTTCCATTCTCTTCGAAGGTAAGCACGTCTAATGCGGCTCTTGCCTTGGGATTTAGTGAAGTTAGCAACTACATCATCGAAGGCAGCATCATCTTGTTCGCCCTGTTTAGCCTCGAAAGTCGTCTTTTCTTCATCGCTCAGAGTATTCCATCCTTCCCTAGCCTGGATATGCTCAGCAGTGACAACGCCATTGGCCAGGTATATCGCGTCTATATCCGCTTGATCCTTCTTGCCGACTTCAGACTTAACGTCCCAATGAAATTCTATATCTGCGAACTTCGGGTCTATATCCGCAAGGTCTTCGATAAGGTCTGTGTTTATTTCTTCGGCAATAACATCGGCGTAAAAAGAGAACCCGTCAGAATCTGTGATCTCCTTTTGAACTTCCCCGGTTGCTTTGTTGATATCCATTGTGAGGCCCATCTCCTGTGGTGAAATGCCGAAAGCAGAACAGACAATGCGGGTTAGCCACATATTCAACTCTAGAAATTGCATGTCTTGGTTAGTATCTCTGAGCTTTTGTACATCTATTGCTTCGGCGTTGGTGTAGGCGTTTTGCCATGGCTTGCCTTCAAGAGACGCTTCCCATGCTGCCTTAAACTGAGTGACCTCGTCAGCGCCGATGCCCTTTAGGTTGATAAGAGCTGGGGGTAATTTTGCTTCATCAAAAAATGAAGCGTTGTAAATCATCGCCTGAAGGCCGGTTGTGACGGTCGAAAGGATGTACTCGACGGGCGAGTATCCAAAGCCTGATCGAAAGATATCACCCTGCGGGTTGCCCTGGAATATTAGAACATCTTGGAGTTTGAACTCCGCATCTGGTTCTCTGCTTCCATAGTCAATATATTGGTAGAAAGCAGGGTTCAGGTATAAACCACGGTCATCCATGTTTGGTCTGATTGTAGCGCCATCTACTTGGTATAACTCAACAACGTAACCATAGGCGTTGCGGACTTTCTCAATAACTCCGTTATCAATTACGAGCACATCGTCGAGGATTTTCGATACTAGTTTTCTAAAAGTTTCATCGTTTCGATTTGGACGTTTGAGTAATTGCTCGAGGTATTTGATTTGAGGTTGTAGCTCTTTAGTCCTAGATTTGTCCTTGGCGGCAATAACATAGGGATACTTGGATACTTTGCGTTTTATCTTGTTGATAGCGGTTTGCACTATTGCGTTAGCCTTGGCTAAGTTTCGAAGTGCCTGGTAATTTACTAGTGAAATATTATCCTTGCCTTTGCGCACGGTTGAAAATTGCCTGAAAAGTGATGCATCCTTTGACTTCTTTTTACTTGAAGTCGGTGTGTCAGCTTTGGCTTTAGTAAGGACTGAACCCGTTTGCTGCTGTATTCCCTCAAGGTGTTGTGATCTTTTTCTCATGCTTTAGATTATACCAAAATTAACCAACAGCGAAGGCAAATCTCTTTGCCCTGCCTATTGTTTGACCGATTGCCCCTAGTAGTGCGTCAAGCTGGTCGTCGTGCTTGGCGTTAGGGAACTGTGAGCATTCAGCTATGAAATCATTATGCCACGTTTCGCCATTGAGTAGAAATACCCTGCCAGCCTCTAACAGTGGCGCGTATGCACGCGCTCTTGTAATCTTAGCATCGGTTGGAGCCTTATCAGCGATCACGTTAATTCTTGAACCGTTTGATAGCTTCTCTTCCTTGAGTTGCTGAATGATCGAATCGCCGGACGCTTTAGGCTCGAAAACGCAACGCGAAGCTGGTACATACCTGTTTGCCTCAATAAAGCCCTTGTACTTGCGTATAAAATCCGGGAAGGGTAAACGATCTTTTGTTACTTTCCAAATGTACAAATCACCCCCAAACTCTGAATAACAAATCGTTGCCGAATTATCACCCTTCTCTTTCCCGTAGGCTGTATCACTGTAGAAGTGCCGGGTTAGATCGGCAGGCACTTCCGCTGGTAAGAAGAATTTAAACCAATTCTTTTGAATGATGTTTCCTTCAGCTGGCGAGGGGCGCTGACCGAACTGGCCTGCGTATCCCGTAGAACCCATCACCACTTTTAATTGTCTCAATACCTTTGGGGGGAGCCGCACGGGATCCAACAGACCATCTTGCGCGTCGTAATGGGCTTTAATTTCTGGAGGCGACGCAACCTCTGCGTCCCACTCTGCTGGTAAGACTAGGTGTCTAAGCAGGTAATCGGGGCCAACCTTCTCTAACAAATGCCCCGATAAATCGCTCTCATGTAACCTCTGCATCACAAAAATCGTCGGGGTGTTCTCTTGGGTCACCTTACGAGATGAAAGGGTTGTATCGTGCCATGCGTTCGTTTTTGTAAGCTCAGCGGGCTCCTCGACGGCCTCCGCTTTAGCAGGGTCTGGTGGCTTGTGAGGGTCGTCAACAATGATGATATGCGCGTGCTTGGATGTGATCGAAGCACCCGATGATGTGGAGATACGCTGGCCTTTCTGTGTATTTTCATAGGTTTTTTTCTGGTCGTTATCCTCTTTGAAGTCGAATAAGTGCCCATAAAGTTCGCGAAACTCAGGGCTTCTCATTAGGTCTCTTGACTTAACAGAGTGCGGCAAGCTTGCATCCATTGAGTAGGAGCTGGTAATAATGCGAATCGATGCGTCATTGACCCAAAGCCATGCGGGGAATAAGATCGAAATAATGGTGCTCTTTGAGGTCCCTGGTGGTACGTTTACAAGCAGGTCATGGACTTTTGCAGAACGGGCAATGACCAATTTGCCTATCTCTTGAACTTCATCGCACAAAAACTTGATGTGCCAGTTATCCACAAGCGGGTCTGAAACTACTACTGGCCAGAAATACAGGAAAAACTTATAGAAATTACGTCTAAGTTTCTCCCCCTTCACCGCTGCTAAAGGAGGCAGCTGTAAGGATGCTCTCAAGTTGTTTGAGTTGCTCATCGGTTAATTCTGATAAATCATAATCTGAAATACTAAGCCCACCTGTGATTTTGTTGGTTTGAATCGCCTTGCCGTATACTTGCTCGAACGCCCATAGAGATTCCCGCCAGTTGTTACTTCGCAATTTTTTCTTAATAAATTTCTCAAAATATTTAACACCGAGCTCTTGCGCGACGCGTAACCTTATCATTTGGCCAATCGCGCTAACCGTGTTGACCGATCCTTTTTTTCTACCGCCTCCTTCTCTTTTCCCGCCGTGTCCAAACGCCATAATTTAAAAAGACTTGTTTAATATATCAAGATTCTACCACTTCCACGATCTCACCGATATCAAGATCTTTTGCTCTGTAGTGAATGAACAGCTTGACCGCGGATTGTAGGGCGGCGATTCTCAATTGCGAAATATTTGGGATGCCGTGGGCATCGAGTTCGAATAAAACTTCACCTCGACCGGCCGCTGGATCCTTGTGGATAACCTGAGCTTTGAATCTACGCATTGGATAAGGCGTAACAAGATAAGTGCCCAAAGCTCGGTGGAGTTATCCACATCGTAATTATAAGAACATTCCTGCTGATCATCGTGCGGGTGGCTACATCTTGTAACAATGATCGGTAGTTATCCACATTTTTTTCCTTCATGCTATTAGTTTAGTTTAGTTTAGTTTAGTTTAGTTTAGTTTATATACCTATAAGATTATCACTTGCATACAAGATTACCATTTGCATGCATTTGCATGGGTTAGTTACCCCTTAGTAAACTTGTCCTTGGTCTTTTAAAGTCATTCCAACGGGCTTTTGCGGACTCTTGGCGCTTTTTTCTTATGTCTTCGTACTTTGCATCATTAGCGCGGAGCCTTTGTAGTATAAACGCGAAAATCGGCTTGATCTGGGGATCCCGAGTTTTCGGATCGTAGGCGGGGCCGTCGTATGCCAGGATCATGTCAAAGACGATTAAACGCTTTTTATCTGGCAACACATCAAATAACGACTTCCATTCTTTATAAATTATGATTCCGGGGCTACTCATTGTCTTCCACCCCCTGTGATTTGTATCTTGGGTTTAGATCCACGGTTGCCTTTCCCTTTTAGCGGGATTCCGGCTAAGCGCACATAACGAGTTAGTGTGGTGTTCGACACACCGAGGAGCTCACACACACTTTTATTAGTTTTGGTCGAATAGAGGTATTCGAGCCGGGGGCGGGGGATTCTCTTCATCTGCGAATGACTAAAGTTAGTTAGTGATAATGTCAATTTATCACATCCAGGTAGGTTGTCAAATGGGAATTTCCCCGCGTTAATATGAGGCATGGTAAGATATATGAGGCGCTCGGTGATGATTTATAGCTTAGCGGCAAAACCATCTGCGGACCGGGCGCCTAAAATTCCCTTGACAATCTTTTTACGTTGCAGTATAGTAATAGTAGATTAAGATTTTATCACCGCAGATGATGGAATGTTCAAATGGACATGATATGACGCTAGAATCCACCACTTATGATGAATATGAGCCTACAATAGGCCATAAACAAACCGAGGGCCCTGCCCGCTGGCTTTGCCCTCTTTGCGGCGAAGAATGCGAGCAAACCACCTACGATTTCGATTTTTGCACTGACTGAACCATGGCCAAGACATCGATAAAGAGTTACTTAATTTAATTTAATTTAATCTACACCGTAATGAGAAACGAAAATACAAAAGCACTCGTAGCTGAAGTAGAAAAAACTTTGGTGCTGATGCGCGACACTTTGAATATAATTTTGCCACCCACGTTGAGCGCTGAGAAGTTTTCGCGGATAACAATCCAGGCCATCAAAACTAACCCTGACCTCGTTAACTATGACCGGAGCTCACTCTATGGGGCGATCGTCAAAGCCGCTCAGCTAGGCTTAGAACTTAACACACCACTAGGGCATGCATACTTGGTCCCCTACAAACGCAAAGTTACTTTCCAAATAGGATACAAAGGCCTACTTGAACTCGCCTACAGGTCAGGAGAGATCGCGGCTTTCGACGCCGAAATTGTATACAAAAATGATGAGTTTGTTTACGAACGCGGGACTAATCCTAAGCTTGGGCACAAACCTTCCTTTGACGAAGAACGCGGCCCCATACGCGGCGCTTATGCTGTAGCCCATCTGCTACGCACAGACTTAAAACCGTTTGTGGTTATGTCGAAAGCTGATATTGATAAGATCGCGGCAAGGAGCGCGTCTGCTTCTGCGAGCCATTCACCCTGGAAATCTGACTATGAAATGATGGCTAAGAAAACTGTACTTAAGCGGTTGACCAAGTATCTTCCCGCAGCCATTGCGCTTGCAAGAGGTGTTTATACCGATGATCGCGCTGAAGCAGGATATGTCACAACAGTAAAAGCCTCAGACCTAGAGAATACAAGGGTTATAGATGCCGAGGATTTGGACGCTGTCATGAGTGAAGAACAGGTAAACGAGGAGTTATCTCAAGCAAGAGAAGAATCTAATGGCCAGAAACTCGCAGATTCCGCTAAACTAAAGATGTTAGCTGCTAAAGGAGGGCAGTAGAATTGTGATCAATAACTTGACATTGCCTTGCTGTTCTGTTACATTAACGTAATTAGTATTATTTAACCGCAGATGAAAATAGATGAAACATATTGATATAACTAAACATTCCCAAAAAGAATTTTTAAAACTTCGCGAAGGTAGTATTGGCAGTAGCGACGTCGGAGTGATAATGGGATTAAGCGAGTATAAAACTCACTACCAATTGTGGGCTGAAATGTCAGGGATTTACGAGGTCCAAGATTTTGAAAATAAGCATGTTTTTTTCGGTAGGTACTTTGAAGAAATGATCGGTGCTTTATACCAATTTTGGGATAAGGATTTTGATACTATGGTCCAAAATTATAAAGAGAATAAAGTAGTGTCGGGAATAGACACTAGACGGTGGCTATTCAGATCTGAAGAGCACAAATACCTTCACGCTTCCCCTGATTTCGTAGTTCTGCAACATCCTAAATACGATGGCAAGGGGATACTAGAAGTAAAAACTATCCTTGGTTGGGTTGCCCAAAAATACGAAGCGGGTTTGCCCCCACAATACTACGCACAGCTCCAGTGGCAGCTCTATATCTCAGGATATAAGTGGGGAGATTTTGTGGTGCTTAAAGATGGCAGGTTCATGGAAGTTTATCATCTCGATCGTGATGAAGAATTTATCGCAGACATGGTCAAACAGGTTCACGACTTTCACAAAAAGGTGGTCCTCACCAAGGAGGCTAGAAAGCTTGGTACTGATTTTTCACAATTTGAACCCGAAGTAGATGGCACTGAAGCTTTTCGGGATTACCTCAAAGCTCGATACAAAGCTAAAGAAGAAATAACCGAAGGTGATGAAGAAGACCAAGCTACAGCGGAAGATTTGGTCGGAGTAAAGGACCAACTCAAAGCCATTAAGGCAAAAGAGCTGTTTTACTCAAATAAGCTCAAAGCAAAACTCAAGACCGCTACCGTCATGAGTTTTTCAGACGAAGGGAATATCACTTGGAGACCTGATAAGAAAGGCACGCGAATACTCAGAATTAATTTAAAATATTTATAAAAATAATATGGACCTTCCGATTAGAGATGCAATCATTAATGGCGTGAAGTGCCGGCATGTCGCCTCCGACAAAGAGCTACACAACCCCTTGAGGCAAAGGATTTATAGAAAGAAAATTAAGGCGTTTTACTTGGAGCGTGGTTGGTACATTCCACTCTCTGAGCTTGAGAAAATTAAAATAATTAAGCGTAAAAAATAATGGAATACCCAACAACTAATCCAAGTGAGATTGAGGATGAACTTAACTATCTAAGCCTCAAGAGCATCGAAGCTTTTAGACTAAGAAGACAAAGCTTACTTGACATAATAGGATATGAACTTACTATCATGGCCCTGGATAACCAAAAAGCTTTGCTAAATATGATACACCAAGGGCAGCCGATTAAGACTGAGCTAAATAATTTAACGGGGTTCTTATCGGAGGTATTGCCATGAGAAAAGACCGAGTACCACCGATCTACGAAACTACAGGGCATTTTATAGATAAGCAAATATTTGGCGGGGAGAGCCATTTTGCTACTTTACACCTCAAGCCTGAATCAATGGACGGGGTGTTAGATAATACGCCTGGTATGCATACCTACATTATGATCGCTGGCAAAGTAGTACTGCTGCCAGGTGTGTTAAGAAGTAATAATTAAATTAATCTGAAAACCTACGTGAACCACTCACAAAAAGAATGGGATGAATTGATCACAAACTATATTGCGAACAGCAACGGCCCCCAAGTAAATAACCCCAGGCACGAAGAGGAGGTGGCAAGGTTAATGGATAATTTACGCAGGCCGTTAATGATAAGTTACTTCGAAAATCGTAGAAAAATTGAGCCCGACTTTAGTATAGATCAAATCGACAATCAGAGTTTTGAAGTCCTGCTTGAATATTTCTGCCAGGGTGTTATATACGGGGTCAATACATACAAGGAAGTTCAAAAAGCTTGACAGTAGATTACAGTGCTGTTATAGTATAAATATAACATCAATAACCGCAGATGATGAGAAAACTAACGTACACACAACTAAGAAACAAGGCTCGCCAGACTGTCTGGCAGTCAGTTCCACTTTATAAAAAGGTTGCATACGTATCCCTTGTACTTGCATCATTCTGGATTTTAAATGGAATGATAACTCTTGTCCATGCCGGTTTGCAGTTAGATGCTTATGAAGTTAATAAACAAGAGGCGCCCGTGCAAACGATTTCGCCCTTGGAGTCCCAATCGGCGGTCGTAAGAGAGTTTGATCTTCAAACTCTCCCGACTACTGGCCGGGATTGCGAGGGTGAAATTAATTCTTTTCTACAGAGTTATGGTAGTGCCTGGGCTGGTATGGCTGCCTCTTTTGTTAACGCAGCAACCAAAGTAGAATCACAAACTAATCTAGGTGGTGATGCGTGTGAGGCTGCCAAGCTTGCAGTAGCTATAGGCTGTGTCGAGTCATCATGCGGTAAAAACCATATGAGCTTCAACGCATGGGGGCTGCGGGATTATACCGGCAAGAATAAATGGGAGAAATTCGATAATTGGGAGGACGCGATTTACACGTATGTATACAGGACTTACAGACCATATCTCAGTTCTGGGTTTGATGGATTCCTTGACTCAAGACTAAGTATATACTGCCAATCGAGTTGCTCGGGCTATGCTCAGCTGTTAACTAATTTTAGGGAAAGAATGTGATGGTAAGAGGATAACCTATACTTGCTGTTTGAATGACCTACTATTTATTTATTTATTACTTTTACACATGGCAACAGATGACAAGACCGATACTAACACTGCACTAACTGATAACATGGTGCTGAATGAAGGTGATCACTCCGAAATCACAGCAGGCGATGACTCCAAAATCACGGCAGGTTATGACTCCGAAATCACAGCAGGCGATCACTCCGAAATCACGGCAGGCTACCGCTCCAATATCACAGCAGGCGATCGCTCCGAAATCACGGCAGGTTATGACTCCGAAATCACGGTAAGAGGAAAAACCTGCACAGCAACAGCAGGGGATAACTCATTGTTAACTCTTCGTTACGATGGCAAACCGGAAATATTTAAAATTAACAACGAAAAGATTAAAATACAGGACGGTAAGCTAATTTCTAGAACACGACCAATATGATTATATCTGTCAACCGATTAAAGAAAACAGGGGGGATGAAGGCATACCATAAATGGCTCAGGGGCACTCCTCAAGATTCTTTGGAAGATAATTGGCTTCAATGGCTGATTGGTAGGGCGGTTGAAAATGATGAGGTTATCAAGATTACTCCGTACTTCGTAATCGTCAAGGCATTAACTCATGTGAATCCTGAGTACGCGCCTGATTGCAGTTGTCACACGTCCACAGCAAAGAGCCACATCGTTGCATTCACGACTGAGCCTGTCAGCTACTGGACAGATGGATCGCCACACGCTAAGGTCGCATTCTCAAAGTTATGTGATGCCTTGAAAGGTTGGAGGATGTATATCAGTGAAGACCCTGATAAATCAATCACCAGATTCCACGCGCACTTTGTAAGTATGGGCGGTACTTATAAGGATGTTCAAGACCGTTTGAATAAATCTTATTTAATAGAGAAGAATTTCTAAGAGTGTGACCACAGATACAAGAGTAATGCTGAAACTCATAACAGATGGTCGTTCTTGCATTTCATATCTAGACTACATACAATAAACAAAATGGAAAAAAACGGAGACTTCAGGACAATAAGAATTGGTTGGGATGACGAAGAAAAACTAAAATTGGTTGCTGAAGTCGATGTCCTTCAGCGGTCTATCTATCGCACAAACAATCGTCGCCTTCAAGAAGAACTCAGGGCCGCGAGAAATCTAATTCTGACCAAACTTTGCGGAGAGAACTGGCTCACTTTCACAAGAAAAATATCTTACTTCCGCAGTGATTTACTTTTAATTGTGAAATATCACCCTAATGAAGCACCTCAAATATAAAGACTTCACCACTAGAGAGGCAGATCTCGACCGCCAAATAACAACGGTACATTTTACTTATAGCCGTGGTGGCTTCGAGATCGTCATTGCGCCGTCAATGGAAGGTTTTGATGTTAGATTGTACAAACTAAAACACCCAACATATCTTGAAACGCACTCCACTGGATTCCAAAAAATGATTGCGCCTGCTTATGCATACATGGCAGCGCTAAACATTGCGCAGCAGCTTTATTCAAAACATATAGCACCAAAAACTATTACACTACTTGACGACTGAGTTAATAAGTGTTACAGTACAGGAATAATTTAAGCATCTAACCGCAGATGAAGACAAGGATACCACTTCAAGTTACATTATTTGCAGAAATAGCAGATGGCGCTATTCAAAAGGAGGCACATGGCTGGTCCGTAACCGTCGATAATGGCTCTCACATCACACTGTTTAAATTCTCCGAATCCGGAATCTATGCCGGTGTATCAGTCGAGCTATTCCAAATTGATCTAAGGCAACCTAAATTAACTGAGGAGATACAATCTTGACACATGAAGAATACATAATGGTAGGTGCGATGACGCAATACGGGGGCAGTTTTGCAGTAGCCCTTGCTGAATGTATCCGGAAAGCCGACCCGATCAATAGGGCAAAGCTTAAGCTTGCGTTTCCTGAGCTCTGGGAAAAATATACTGAAATGGGACTGGAGGATATCGATGCAAACAAAATCTAGCGAAATGAATATTGCCGTTGTAATGGGCTTCATTGTTGGAGTTATAGTGGCGATGTTATGCTTTACTGGGTTTACACAAAACCAAGCGGTCAACTCAGAGGGTCGGGATAGATTCTGGCAGCACATTACAGATGCATGTAGAAAGCAAGGGAAAGTTCCTGTTGTCGTCGATGAAGTGCAGCCCAATCGTTGGGTTAGATTGCAAGTAGGTTGTGATGATGAATCCTAATCGCATGATGGTCATGGTTATGCTAGCCTTTTCCCCAGCTGTTATAGTCGTAGGTTTAGTTCCAATTGCGCTTTTATTTAAACTTATTTACCAATTTTGCCAACCATGAGAAAACTCAAAACTGTAGTTAAAACAAAAATCAGGAGATCGCCACTGATGAGTTTAAGCAAGGGTGAATTAGTAGACAGATTGATTTTAGTCACAAACGATTTTAATGCACTAGGTGAGCATTTAAAAGAACTGACCAAAGATAAGGATGCGCTTAAAAAGAAACGTAAGGCTTTTATTGACATGTATTCTGATCACATTAATTCAGAAGCATTGGCCGTGGATAGGCTCAATGCAAGATTGAGTAACGTTCATACCCAATTATTCCAGCTTAAACGCAAGCTGAATAAGAACATCTTTGAGCGTATTATGTTTGCTATCAGCTATAACCCTGCACTTAGCAATAGTGCAAAAAGCGGCATAACAATACAGAAATAGCTCCCCAGGTTGGTGTGAGGCTTGTTATAATAAGCCCAGCCTCGATAGTGCGGAATATTAATAGTCCAGCGCTAAGAAGTAAAGTACTCCAACGCATTAGCAGTGCTAATGGTGTCCAGCACAGTTCTGTGATGGATCTGAAGACTGTTTATTGACAGTAACTTAATTATACACCAAATCTTCTTTGAAGTAATTTGAGTAGTATCACAGCAACAACAAGCGCGCCATTGATGAGAAATGCGGAGATACTTCCAATAGCGACGCCGACCTCCACTGGCAACTGCCAGGCATAAGCAGCAATAACAGCAATCCCTGCGCCTGCACTGTTGGCCGCTGCAGAATATGGAAGCCACGATTTGAAGTCACTGGCGATACTTTTTTGATCTCCGTACCGCGTTCCTTGGGTGGTTGAAACACCATCAAAGCTGGTATCCCCAGCACCATAGTCTGGGGCCGAAAGGACATCTGGATTCTGTAACTCTATGTCGGACATAATTAAAAAATATAATAAATTATCTAGGAATGATCCTGAAAGGTACTGCGTTCTGTTTTGTGAATCCACCCTTATACTTTTTGTGAAGTTCAAGGTGCAGATGGGGGCCCGTAGAATTACCGGAGTTGCCAAGATACCCCACTATTGTCTGCGCGTCGACACGAGTGCCGCTAGTTACACCGTAAGCATCAAGGTGTGCATAGATGATGCCAAAGCCGTCATCACACCTAACATACACATACCTCCCGAAACCGTTTGCCTCGTAGTACCTATATAAAGTTCCTTTTACTACAGCCCTGGAGTATTTAAGGGGTTGCATTCTTGCTGGCGGTTTGGCATAGTCTTGCCCGCGATGGAAGCCGCTACCACGGGGGCCATAAGGTGAAGTTAGTCTCATCGTTCCGGGTATTGGTGACAAGAGAGAATATCCTGCTGGCGTAGGTACGGGTACAGGCGTAGGTACGGGTACAGGCGTTGGTGCCGGGTTTACCCGGTTGTCAAAGATTTTGTGGTTATTAGGGAATATCACCTTGTACCTGATTCGATCCATATTAATGACTGCAGGGCCTCCGCCTTTCCCCCCTCTTGGCCTATTAATCCAAATACCTTTAATGTAGGTCCCTTTTTGAGCCCCATCAAGTCTTTCTACCATTATGTGTCCTTGGAATCTGCCCTGGGTAATATCGATTCTTAGGTTATTGCCCAAGCTGTATAGATAGTAATCCATTATTGTTTTTGTAGATCACTAATGTTAGATCGTATCTCCTTGATATCTGCCTTTACCTCAACCGTTAGACCGCTTTGAACATCAAGTTTCTCTTCCATCCTTGCTAGCGTGATTAAGATTGTATTGATCATAACCCGTTCTTGCTCTAAGCGGATCTCTTGACTAGCGACTTGAGCTTGTATTTGCACAACCCTCTCATTAACCAGCGCCCATCCCGCGATAAATGCGGCCGTTATCATGATTAGAGTTGGTATCGATTTTATAAAGATCTCCCGTATCTTGTCTTCCATATATGCTTGTCAGTATACAAAAACTAATTTATGCTCAGTTGTGTCCTAATACTATCAGCTCAGCAGCCCCTAAGTTGCCGCTTGAGATGCTGAAAACTACCGAGCTAATCTGTGCTGCGGTATTATTCCAGGCCCCGATACACATTCTGCCGCCAGCTCCGGCAGATGTTCCCCCACCGATATTGCCCTGCACTCCCTTTTGTCTGTTGGATATATTCACTACATTAAAATCACCAATTAGATTTTGTGCTCCGGAATCGGTAAGTGCTAAAAGATTAGCACTTGATGCCGATGTTGCTGGGGAAAAAGACCCCCCATAAGGGTTGACAAAAGCATAAGCATAATTATTACCTGAGTCGCCGTTGAACCTCATTGATAGGGTAGCGCCGGTTGATGGGTTAAATAAGAACATAATCTTTAGGTATTTCCGGGCTGGTAAACTACTCACTGTGATAGAGGTCTGGGCACTATTAGAAAGTCTACCTAATTCTTCCCACCACACTTGCCTACCATTAATTGTGAACCCACTAGCGTTTGTATCTCCTAAGTTAAGGATGCCACTACTATCTATATTACCTAGATTACGCGCTACTCCTGCAGAATCGTAAACTTGAAAATCTTTGGCCTTCATTTGCATTATTACTCTTGCATCGGTGATGTTTGCGTTCACAATCGAACTCACGCTAGTGCCTACTAGAATGGTCGCCAGAAGAATACTATCTGCAGGGGTTACTTTGGCAACAGGTGAGGCCGCGGGGACACCTTGGCAATTAGCATTAGCAGCGGAAGACTCGATTACGAATACATTGTTAGCATCGTCATTAGGGGTCGTGCTTGTTTTCCTTGCGATGACTAGATCGATCCTAGGATTACTCCCGTTAGCAGCCGCAACCCCAACGTTTTCAATCGCGCTGCTCTTAAACCTCCAGAATCTAGTTTGGGCAATAGAACTATTAGTGTAGTTGCTGTTTAAAACCATACCTGCTCCAGGAGCTACGTCAACAGATAGATTTGCGCCGGCGGCTCGCTGCGAAACTGCCAGATCGGCGGGGAGCCTGATTGATGCGGCCACTAAAATATCCTCATATACGGCCATCATATCCTCTTCTTTCATACCTGCGGTGACAAAGACGCCAGGAGAGGTCTCTGTTATCCCGCCCATGCCATTTATTGCTGTTCCGTGTATTGCCATCTTGTTACTAGTTTAATATTAAA